GGTCTTCTTTTCAGGTTCAGCTGCCAAGGCTGGGGCAGATGTCAATATCGCATTTACATCCAGACCCATATCCACCTCAAGCATTTCATCCAGACTCTGATCAAAAACTCCTTTTTCCATAACTTCGATGCAAATTTACTACTTAATTTATAATATACAATACATAATTAACATTTACTAACTCCTGGTATAACGAAATCTATTATTTTTTATTAGATTAACTACTTTTTAGGAGTAGGTTTATTAGCTACTTTACGCTTAATTTCAATTTCACGATCTTTTTGTTCTTCTTTTTTACGGTTAGATCTCCTTACTTCATCCTGAGCTTCACGTTTTAAAGCAATTTCCTGAGAATTATCCTCAGGTTCTTTCATCTCAGCCTGAGGTTGTTCCTCTCCACTTTGGTTAATAAGGGCTACCTGAATTGCAGTTTCACTCTGCTTATCAATTCTATATCTCTCAAGAGCTTCATCTCTGGCCATTTGTTCAGCTTTCTGATCAATTGCAGCTTTCTGCATAGCAGCAGTTTGCTGAGCAATTTGTTCTTCAAAAGCCTCAAATTTTCTTTGCAGTGAAGCAGGATCCTGAGTTCTGTATAATTCCATGACCATAGAAAGAACACCACCATTCTGCATAAAAGGTTGAACTAAAGCTTTTAAGGTATTCATCATATCCTTATCAACAGCAGAATTTGTTGAATAAATACCATACTCCGTTTCACAAAAAGACTGCCCATCAAAATCCAGGATAGCTTGAGATCCATCAGATAATATAAACTGCCTCTTAAATTTCTGGTCTTTCCAGGCAATTTTGGCAGTTTCAATATATGCATTTATAGAACGATTAATGAAATCATCATGTATACTGAAATACTTAGCAGTACTAAGACTACTCTGTTTTACTGATCTCTCTATACCTCCAACTGTTTCTCGTGTCTCTATAGAACCTTTACGCTGAGGAGTAATACCCACTATATCCTGAATCCTATTTTCAAGGAATGTAAGAATACCCATGAGATTAGTAATTACTTGTGCATCACCAATTTCCACTGTACCAGAACCACGATTCATATGACCTACCAACTTACCCATAGCTGCACCTTTCTGACCCTCATTAAATTCATCCTCAAAAACAATCTTCATCTGATCAAGATAGAATAGGAACTGATCCATGGTAAATTGGGAAGGTATCATTGCAGTACTTAATCTTGCTACCTTACCTTTATAAGTCTTAAGTTCTTCCCAAAGCTTATGCATAAAGAAATTATACATCAACTGGTATGGTTTTCCAAGACTTACAAAAGAGAGAGATCTGGCATCATTAGTATTAAATATATTTCCAACAACTCCTGGAAAACATTTACTTGGATTATCCATGGATCGAAATTGTACCGGTCTTGGACCCATCTTAACATATATATCTTCCCCAAGCTTAGTCCCTTCATTCCATTCACTAAGCCAGATCCAGGTAACATTTTCACGTTCAACATCGTCCAAAGGATATTCCTCATCAACATAAGTCTTCTGTATATCACCATTCTCATCAACAAAAGGAAGAATACCTACCTTCCTCATCCCTTTCCAGAGTAAACGAAGTTTCCGTACATTACCATAGGCATCAAAAGTACCACCAAAGAAAGATGCATCTTTAGCATTAGCAGTTATAACTACTCCAATTCCACCCTGCTGATTAATCCAGGAAGTTAGATCAATAGGTATATTTTTAAGATTACGATTAAATAATCTCCCTGATGCTCCTGCATTTGCAGCATAACCATCCTCAAGTTTCTTAATCTGAGCATCAGTAAGTTCATCATAAGACTCATCAATAACCTGTCCAACAGGAACATAACTTAACTCTATAATAAGATCAGAATCCTCTATACGATATGTACCAGATGAACGTAATGTAAATAAATTAAGAGGATTACCTTTACGCATTATTGGTTCCCCACCAACTATTTCACAAATTGATATTTCTTCTCCCGGAGTAAGAAGGTCCTCAAAACATTTACTAAATAACTCCTTCATATTCTGGCTGATATAACCATACTGGATGATCTGAGAAGCCATAAGTTCACGCTTATCACGATAATTAAACTTCATCCATTTTGCCTGTGATTGTATCGCAGCCGCAGCCTGCTCCTCTGAAAAGTCTGCAGAAACCACTTTAGATAGAATAGACTCGTTGATAAGGGCTGTAACCTCCTCAAGTTTAGCATTTACCAGATCAGGATTACTCATAGTGATCAAAGGATTGAATCTGGCCTCCCTCTCTTCACCGAGCAATACCGCCATATAAGAATTAAGAAGAGGATAATTTTTATAACTATTATCAAACTTAGCTTCCAGGCGATATGGATTTATAACCGCATCAACTTCTTTTGGGTCTACTATGTTATTTATTAAATTAACATTACTGAGTTTTTCTGCCATACTGGCACGTATGCCATTATCTATATCAAAACCTATTATTTCATCAGCAGCATCTATACATTCCTTATAATAAGATTCGGTCTTCTGTCTCCTGGTCCTTTTCTGAAAAGGGAATGCTAATTTATTTACAGTGGCCATAATTTCAAATTTTCACAAAGATCAGAATTATTAATTAATTTTCCTATTAATTTTTATTCGTGGTATAACGAAATGCTTCAATATTTTTAGCGGGATTGACAACTTTTGGCTTATTCCCAAACTTACCCCAACGTTTAAACCAGGGGTCATCAAGAACTGTTTTTACTTTATCTTCGTATTTATGCTGTTCAAACTTCTCTCTGTCAGCACGAAGTATCATAAGCATCCCCATGGCTGAAATTCTGTCAAAGTTATCATCAGGATTCCAGGCAAGAAGTTCTTTCAGATAACCTATAGATCTTACTTTATGAAGGTTCATTAACCTTGGCTTTTGTATTATATTACCAGAAGCATCTTTTTCATCCTCTTCAGGAGGAGCATAAGCATCTTCTATTAACCAATCAGCCTGCAGTTTCCTGCTCCAGGAATTAATTATCTTACTTGCAGTAGTACCTTTGGAACGGTTCCCAAACATATTACCTTTGACATACTCCATGTCACGAAGTACCTGAGGAGTATCACAAAGATACTGAAGATTCCTGGTAGAATCAAAATACTGAAATAATCCTTTAAGGTTATTCTCATAATTTGCTGTAGCATTATAAAATCTAAGTAGTTTTATACAGACTTCATAGAACTCTGAAGCTAATCTTGGTCGTCCTGTATATTCTGCAACTATCCTGTCAGTCCAGGTATCAAAGATAAATATTGAACCAAGAGAATTCGTATATGTACTTTCATCAACATCAATCGGGTCAATGCCTGCAATATATCGCCAGAAAGGAATGCTGTTGTCAGTCATGCGATGAGGCATCTCATATATCTCCACACACCCTACCTTATCCAGTTCATCATGTAATGGATAGTTACGAAGTACGGGATGCATTTCTTTCTTATCCCAGACTATCTCTCCTGCAGTTGTACTTTTCAGACTACCTACATAATGAGCACTCAGGAACTTATTAATATCAGGAGAAATTTCAGACATATATTCCTTAATATCAACTACAGGGAAAATACTACCCTCTCTCCTCATTATAGCTTCCTGAGGAGTAATACACATTTCAGCCTTATGCTGTACAAGAGTGTTAGGATCAGTAGAGTTATATTTTATTTCAACCCTTCTCTTTATAATTTCCAGAAGAGCTTTTATAACATCAGAGTTTCCATCCTTATCATAACATCCTATCCTGTTCAGATAAGCAGGATAAAACATGGCAAAAGGAGATGTACCATTTACATTCTTATCAAAAACATTAGGAATAGAATATATATTATACCCTTTAGGATTATAACACATCTCCTCAGCTCCTGCAAAATCAGCTCCCTCAGTACCTCCTGTACCACCCCCGATCATTGTAGAGTGGGCAAAATCTCCCTCCTCTGTGGACTCTCTGGCAATACTCCAGGTCTTTAATAAGTTAGGGAATAGTCCCCACTCATCATAATACATAGTACCTCTTTTACCCCTGGCATGCTCAGGATTTCCCTGAGTTGTAACCCCTATTACGGAATTCTTGGTTCCCTGAGAAAGCCCTTCCTGGTCAGTGTATCCCATTTCCCAAACCATGTTATTCAAGGAATCTTTGCTTTTGAGCCTTGGCCACGGGGTATGAGATGCACACCAGGATACATTACTATCAAACTTATTCAGGATACCATCCTTTGTAAGATATTCTTTTTCACTTGCAATAGCAAAGGCTTGAAGATCAGACCAGTTAAGGGAAGTATCACCAATGATAAGAAGACGGGCCAATCCTGATCCTCCAATATAAGAGAATCCAACTCCCCTTCTCTTAAGTAAGCCAGCATGCTGACCTGCCTCCTTTGCTTGCTGTATGTAATGGAATAAGAGATAATTACCATCATAAACATCAGCAAATTCACGCTTTCTGATAAGTCTCTTAGTTCCAGGAACTATAATATTTCTAAGAATAGGAGAATAGTTAAGATAGAAGTAGTATGGACCTGGGATCCATTCACCATCTGAATCACGAGTATACCCATCTCGGCATCTACGTGCTTCTTCCTTCCAGAAACGTACATAGGCTGAATTAGGAGAAACATTAGGATATAAAGTAGTATACTTCTTGAATTTCTGAAAATGCAGGGCAGCTGGCCTAAAATAGTCCATATCCTCAAGAATATGAGGATTGGTAAGATCAATTTTAATCTTTCCAAACTCATCTCTCTCAAGATCACGGGCATACTTCCTGTTTATATCTGTAAGATTCTGTATAAATTTTACAGTAGTATAAAACTCCATGATCTCCAGGAAAACCTCACGATCTCCGGTTTTAATGGATTCTAAACTAGTTTGTAGCTGATTCAAGCCCATCTTCAAATAAAGACTTTGTCCTGGATCCTACCTTATCCTTCTTACTCTGAATTTCTTTCTTAACCATATTTTCCAATTTTGTCAGATTCTCCAGGATCCCGGCACTACGTTCTATTGTCCTTGCAACCTTATCAATATCATGCTTACTCTTCCCATTCTTATCAGTAGCCAGAAAGTCTACCTCTCTGTAAAATGCCCTCATCTTATCTATGACACTTTTAGCATCCCTTAATAATAACAAAGGCAAAATTTCTTCGCTCCTTTTACGATAGAACTCTCTGGCTTTCCTGACAACTTCATCCTCTTTCCAAGACTTTGGCAGGGACAAATTCTCGATGATCTCTGCCTCCCTACTATCCTCATCAGTTATATCAGAGAAGTCTGACTTGAAATCCTCCATAAAATAAATATAGCCCATCTCTGCAAGGGCTTTCTCTTTGGACTTAGTCTTATCCCTATCCCAGACCACTTTAAAAGGAAGTAATAAATACGCTTCCTCTGATATAGTTACCTGATTATTAGTACAATCAAACAATCTCATTCTTCTTCCTCCTTTTCTGCAATCTCTCTTTATTCCAGGGGGGACAATGAAATACACCAAAATATGGTATACGGAGACCTGGAAAAATCATCTTCTCCCTGTCGCATCTGTATTTCATTACTATTGCGAATAATGCAAAAGGAGCCTCGTAAGCTTTCTCTATCTCCTCCTGGGTTAACTTCATTTCCTTTGATAGGCTAGATATCAAAGCCTTCACCTCCCTGTTCATCTTCCTCCTCTTCCTGATCTCTGAATAACATATCCATCTCTACAAGTTCCTGGATACAAACAGAACATAAAGGTATAGAACCAGAAGGTCCTGATAGTGTTATTTTTTTACTCTTCTGCTTCCTTTCCAGGGATTCGCATCTTATACATTTTTTACTTGCCATTGCTGACTAATATTGATTTACTGTTGGTATAAACCGACTTACGTTCTCTTGCAAGAGCTCCACAACTCTTACATCTGTAATTACGATACTTTCCAGTCTGCGTAAAATAATAGTACCCAACAAATTCTAGGCTTCGCCCACCACAATTTGGACAGACTGCTTCCTCAGAATCTATAAATAAATTGTAATTAGGGTGTGCTTTAATATAAGGTCTCATAATAAGATATACTTCTTCCAGGACACTTACATCCTTACGATTATAAATCTCCATATATTTTAAAGCATCCTCATTACCATCCATACAGGCAGACCATAAGGTAAAATCAGTTTCATCCTTACCTTCTATTCCAAAGGTTCTTGCAAGACCTTCAAGTTTATTAGATGAAAAACCAAACTCCCTTTTAGCAACTTCCTTAGTATCAATCTGTTGATAATAAGTAGTGGGAGGGAGTCCATGAAGTAAAAATCTTGATTTTATCTTAGGTATGTCAAAAGACTTACCATTATGTGCTATTACTATATCTGCCTGGTTGAGAAGATGCCAAAGAGTCTCAACTATCCTCTTATCATCCTCCTGTAAAATCTCCTTACTATTCAACCTCTGAGAGAAAGTCTCAGGTTCCAGGAGCCATTTCGCAGCCCAGGTTATCATAAACCAGTCGGAGATCATCTGATCCAGATAGATGTTTTGTCTCCAGGTACGCCAGACATAAGCACGAAGAGGAGCAGTTTCTATATCTAAAATTAGAATTTTAGGTAATGTATGCGGATCTAATTTATGAGCAGGTACTTCTCCCAGGAGTCCTTCCCTGTGTAATATCTTCTTAGCTTCCCTGACAGACTCAGGAGTCACTTT